CGTTATGAACCTGAAAGAGATAAGAAAACATATTCTTTTTCAGATACAAGACAGACTAGATTAACGTTAGGTGACATTAATAAAGCAAGAAAAGCTGACGAAAAGCATAGCGAAGAAAAAATTAAAGACTTGTATCATGTAAGAGCAATGTATGGAATATCTGCACAAGCACCTGCTGAAATGTAATATTACAAGGATCTTACATTGAAAAAATATATTCCAGGTGAGTCAAAAGCTGAACGAAAACAAAGAAAAACTATTGACAAATTAAAAAAACTTCAATCAAAATCGTTAGATAAACAGACTGTAGAATCTACCAATATATCCAACAATAATAATTTAGATACTAATAAAAATCTTAATTCGCCGATTGCATTTGTTCTTGGCAACGGAATTAGCAGAAAAGATATAGATATTACACTATTACAAACCTATGGAAAAGTATATGCGTGTAATGCAATATATCGTACTTCGCAACCTGATTATTTAATTGCAGTTGATACTAAGATGATGAAAGAAATAATACAATCTGGATATCATCAAACTAATATAGTTTACACTAATCCAAATCGTTTCACTAGAGAATTTGATAATATAAATTTGTTTACTCCAAATTTAGGCTGGAGTTCAGGTCCAAGTGCATTAAATTTAGCTAGTACACACGGATATTCAACAATATATATACTAGGTTTTGACTATCAAGGAGTAGGTGAAAACAATGGTCTAGTTAATAATTTGTATAGTGGAACTGAAAATTACAAAGGCAGTAATGACAGAGCTACTTATTTTGGTAACTGGTCTAGACAAACTGGTATATGCATAAGAAAATATCCTGAAATAAAGTATATACGAGTAGTCGAAGATGAAAATAGCTTTGTTCCTGATAATATTACCAACATGGAGAATTTAAAACATATTACCAAACAAAATTTTATAAATAACTTATCTAAATAAAAAAAATATAAAACTGTCGGTTTTGAACCTATTATAGTATAGTTTTTACTATAACGTGTAAATATAACTGACAGCCTTGAAGTACATTTAAAGGAGAAAAACATGACTGATCAAAATAAATTTGAAGAAATGCTAGAACGTCTAATTAACGAAGACCGTTCAGGCGCAGAAGAACTATTTCACGAAATAGTTGTAGCAAAATCAAGAGAAATTTACCAAGACATTATTGAATCTGAAGAAGAAGTTGACGAAGATGAAGAAGTTGACGAATCATCCGAAGACGATTTAGACGAATCCGAAGACGATTTAGACGAATCAGAAGATGATTTAGACGAATCATCCGAAGACGATTTAGACGAATCATCCGAAGACGATTTAGACGAAATGTTTGGTCTTGACGAAGTAGACGATGACATGGGCGGCGATCCAACTGATGACATGATGTCAGACATTGAAGACGGCGACGACATGGATGACATGGGCGACGACATAGGCGACGATGAGGAAATAGAAGATCGTGTAGTTGACTTAGAAGACGCACTAGCTGAATTACAACAAGAATTTGAAGCTATGATGGGCGACGATGACGACATGGGCGATGACGACATGGATAGCGATGACGACATGGACGACATGGACGACATGGGCGATGACGACATGGACGATGACGACATGGATGGTGATGACGAAACTGAAGAGTCGTATGCATTTGAAGAGTCTGACGAAGAAGTTGACGAATCAGAAGAAGAAGTTGACGAAGTTGCTAAATCAGCAACTGAGCAAATGCGTGAATATGTTGAAAAAATATCTGCACCATCTGGTGGCGATAACGGCGCAAATTCAAAAAGCATAGTAGCAAAGCCAAATAATATGGGCGGAACATCAGCAAATATTGCTAAAGGTGCAACCGAAGCAGGCGGTAAGGCTGCTGCCCCAAAAGTGGATGACGCAGGCAATAGAAATAAGCCCGGCGGCATGAGTGCCAAAAAAGGCATGAAAAACGAACCTGGTCACGGCGCTGAGAAAAAGGGCAAGCCAGAGAATGCTGCAGATAAAAAGTCATTGACTTGAAGCAGCAAATAAGTTAAGGAATTACGGATGAGCTATTTACGTGAACATATGAGTTTCGACCAGGCTAAAATTGTTGTTGAGTCTGCTAACGAAGGCAAAGATCTTTATATGAAAGGCATTTGTATTCAAGGCGGAGTACGCAACGCAAATCAGCGTGTATATCCCGTAAATGAAATTAGTAGGGCTGTCACCACACTCAATGAACAAATTGCTGGTGGTTATTCAGTTCTTGGTGAAGTAGATCATCCTGAAGGACTTAACATTAACATTGACCGTGTATGCCATATGGTTACAGAAATGTGGATGGACGGTGCAAATGGTTACGGTAAATTAAAAATATTACCTACTCCGATGGGACAACTAGTTAAAACAATGCTTGAAGCACAAGTTAAACTAGGTGTCTCATCAAGAGGCTCCGGCAACGTTAGCGAAAGCGGCAATGGCGAAGTAAGCGAATTTGAGATAATCACCGTGGATGTTGTAGCTCAACCTAGCGCACCAGGTGCTTATCCAACACCAATATATGAACACCTAATGAATGAAAAAGGTGGATATAAGGCATTTATTACAAGTAAAGAAGTAACAGGCGACAAAAAGGCACAGAAATATATTGCAGAGAGCTTATTAAATATAATAAGCAGGCTCCAATAAAGGAGAATAATATGGACCCAATAAAATCCCTTTTAGAGAGTGAAGCAATTACAGAGCAAATGAAATCTGAAATACAAGAAGCATGGGATACTAAGATAAAAGAAAATCGTCTTAGTGTTGCATCAGAACTAAGAGAAGAATTTGCTTCAAAGTACGAACACGATAAAGGTGTTATGGTTGAAGCAATTGATTCAATGATACGCGAAAAGCTATCAGAAGAAATGACAGAATTCCACGAAGATAGATTACAACTTTCGGAAGCTAAAACAAAATATGTTAAAGCTATGAGAGAAAATTCTAATCTTTTAAAGACATTTGTTAGCAATACTCTTGTTAAAGAAATTTCAGACCTACATGAAGATCAAAAAGAAATGGCAAATAAATTTACCATTTTAGAAGAATTTATTGTAGATCAACTTGCAAACGAAATTGCAGAATTCCAAGAAGATAAGAAAGACTTAGCTGAAACAAAAGTACGTTTAGTACGTGAAGCTAAAGTTCACTTCAACAAAATTAAGAAAACTTTTGTTGAAAGAAGTGCAAAAGCAGTTGAGAGAACAGTTAACAACGGATTAACATCTGAAATTAGCCAACTCAAAGAAGATATTGAAGTAGCACGTAAAAATGATTTCGGTCGTAAAATATTTGAAGCATTTTCTTCAGAATATTTAAATTCACATCTTAGTGAATCGTCTGAAACCAAAAAATTGTTAAAAGTTCTTGAAGCTAAAGATAAACAACTTGCTGATGCAAAAACACTTGCAGTAAAAGCTAAAACTATAGCAGAATCAAAAGACGCTGAAGTAAAGCGTTTGCTTGAATCCAAAGAACGTATAGCTATTATGAACGAGTTGACTACGCCATTAAGCAGAGATCAACGAGGAATCATGAATGACTTACTGGAGTCGGTACAAACTAGTAGACTACGTCGACAATTTGACAAATACCTACCGTCAGTAATTGATGGTCATAGTCCAGCAAAGCAGAAGGCACAGATAACCGAGGCAAAAGAAATAACAGGCAATAGAAATAATAGTTCAATCAAACCAGTATCAGACCATAATGTCGTTGACATTAAACGTCTAGCTGGATTATAATAAGGAGATAATTATGTCAGAACTACTAGAAAGTCGCTGGACAGAGACTAAAGGTGCTCTGCTCGAGGGCCTCGGAGGCAACAAAAAGGCAGTAATGGACACTACTCTTGAAAATACACGCAAGTATTTGTCAGAGAGTGCAACTGCTGGTGCTACTTCTGCGGGTAACGTCGCGACACTTAACCGTGTGATCCTACCAGTGATCAGACGTGTAATGCCAACTGTCATTGCAAATGAACTAGTTGGTGTACAACCAATGACCGGCCCAGTCGGTCAAATCCACACATTGAGAGTGCGTTATGCAGATACGTTTGATTCAACTAGTGGAACAGATGTAACTGCAGGCGAAGAAGCATTAAGCCCATTCAAAATTGCCGAAGGTTACTCAGGTGCTGCTGCAACTGATAAAGCAGCTTCAACAGGATCCATGGAAGGTACAGCTGGTAACAGACTAAGCATCCAGATCTTGAAGCAAACTGTAGAAGCAAAATCACGCAAGCTATCCGCTCGCTGGACTTTTGAATCTGCACAAGATGCTCAATCACAGCATGGCATTGATGTAGAAGCAGAAATTATGGCTGCTCTTGCTCAAGAAATTACTTCTGAAATTGATCAAGAGGTAATTAGTAGCTTAACCACACTAGCTGGTTCTGCTGTACAAACATACGACCAAACATCTGTGTCTGGTACTGCTACTTTTGTTGGTGACGAACATGCTGCACTAGCTGTTACTATCAACAGAGTATCAAACCTAATTGCACAGCGTACACGTAGAGGCGCAGGTAACTGGGCAGTTGTTTCACCAACTGTACTAACTATCCTACAAAGTGCAACTACTTCAGCGTTTGCACGTACAACAGAAGGTACATTCGAAGCACCAACTAACACAAAACTAGTTGGTACATTGAACAATGCAATGAAAGTATATGTTAACACATATGCTTCTAGCGATAATGTTCTAGTTGGCTATAAAGGTTCAACTGAATCTGATGCCGCAGCATTTTATTGCCCATACATTCCGCTAATGAGCTCCGGTGTTGTGCTAGATCCAGCAACATTTGAGCCAGTTGTTAGCTTCATGACTCGTTATGGTTATGTAGAACTAACTAACGCAGCTAGCTCTCTTGGTAATGCTGCTGACTACTTAGGTCTAGTCGGAGTTACTTCAAATAGCTTAACTTTTAGCTAAGTTATACTTTATATTACAAAATAGGCGCTGCGGCGCCTATTTTCTTGACTTTTTTAAAAAAACCGGTTGACAACACCATATAAGTTTGCTATATTAAGTACATAAGTTAGGCGACGGTTTAACTTAGATGGTGACTGAAGCGATGTCGGTAGACGGCATCAAGGTAATGTAGAAGAATCTTAGCGGATTGGTTTAGCGACTGCATACATGTTCTGGGTTAATTGCACGAGTCTACTTGTGCCCGGTTGAAGGTAATAAGTAATTCCTTCCTATCAATATTAATTAAGGAAGGTTCTGCTACAGTGGCAGGACCTTTTTTTGTATTTGATAAATATATACGTCAGATAGTGTGTTATTAAGCACACTTATGCTGTCCCAACAGCGTACCGGATAGAACCCGGATAGGACTACTTTTATAGGAGAAAAAAAATGGGAAGACCACTTAATAAAAGATTGTTTGGAGTAGCAGGCACAGGACCTACAGCTTCGGGAACAGAAATCAAAGTAAATTTTCATAACGGAACAGCAGTTAAAGAGGGCTATATTGTAAAACAAAAAGGTTCTAAGAAATTTGTTTGTGAAGAAATTGGAACAGCAGGCTTATTTACTTGCACACTAAAAACTGGTGTACTACCAGCGGCATTATCAGCAGGCGAAATGTCAATTTCAGTACAAGGCGCTGATTCAGAAACATACGGTGTTGCAAAAATTACAGGCAGAAAAGTTACTGTTGCTTCACCAAGTGCAACTGGTTCAAATGCATTAGCAGGAACATCGATAAAATATGCACTTACAGGATCAGCAGCAGCTGGCATTGTACGTATGGAAGAAGCTGGCGATGACAACACATTATCTGATACAGATGATGATGATTTCACTGAAGACGCATAATAATTAATTTTAGTATTAGTTAGGACAGTTTTAAGGATTGTCCTAACACAACTATTGGAGGAACTATGGCAGTATCTAAAGTACAACACTACGATGTAGATTTATACAAAATAAAAGTGAAAAGTAACGGATTGATTGATATTGATGCTGGCACTATTGAACTTGGCGGCTATGTAAAAATAACAGGTCAAAATACTTTTACATTATCAAATT